CCTGTAAATTTTGTTGTATCTATTGGAACAGCTGTTGTTGCTGTTAACTGTTTTGCAAAATCTTTTGCTGTATCCTGTAAATAATCTGGTAATGCCATTATACTACTCTATTCTCCAATTGTTTCATTTGATCATACATCTTTTGGGCTCCTTTTTCTACATTTCCTTCACCCATACCTCTAACAGCATCTGCTGTCATAACAAACTCATTTTTTGATAACATCGCTGGGACATCATCTGCTTTTTCTTTTTTACCCATAGGTACAAAGCCACCTGATTGTCTGTAATCTATTTCCGGTACACCACCCTCCAACATCCTAACTGCTGGGAGATCTGCTATACCACCTTTGGCAAACTTACCTAACAACATATCAATCTCTTGTTGAATCATTCTTCTATCCATAGGATCTTTTGTGCCTTCTAATAATTGTAATAATTGAGTAACTCTATTTCCGCCGCCAGCTAATTGTGCTCTACCACCTTCAGCTGCATTAAAGAAACCTGATTGAGCTACTGATGTTGGAGGTAAAAATCTTAAACTTGGATCTCTGTTTTTAGCTTGCGCTACAATATCAGAAATATTTGTAGGTGTTACACTAAACGGATCCTCTAAAATTTCCTCTTCTTCTTCAGCACCTCCCATAAAAAAAGGTAATGCAGATAAGGCAGCACCACCACCTAAGAATAATTTTTGAGTTCCAGATAAATTTCCAAAACCACCTTTTAAAAGATTTATTAACCCACCTTCTCGTATAGAACTTGCTCCTCCTTTAATTGGTTGCAGAGTACCAAATAATTTGTTTTTAATAAAAGAACCAAAAGCGTTGCTGCCAAAACCTGCAGCACCTTTTCCTCCCATAAATTGAGGAAGACCTCCACCACCACCAAAATATACCGCAGCTCCCGCTAAAGCTGCTTTACCAATGGGACTTTTAACAATTTTTTTAATAGGCTTTGTAATCTTTTTTACTAGGCTACCAAGGCCATATAGTTGTCTGGGTTGTTGCATTCTTGATATTGTCATAGTTGTAAATTAGTTCTAATTAAGGCAGGTATAGTACCTGAGTTTTCCACATTACTTTGTTTTTCCAAACAAATCAAGCGCAGGCATTATTAATGTAACATCTTTTCTGATATCTGATTCTGGGATATTCAGAGCTTTCCACTCTGTATCATCCTTATATTCTACGCCTGTCTTCATATTTGTTATTTTTGTTATTGTTTTTGATGGTTTTATAACCGGTATATCTTTCATTATGAAATTACCTCTCTTGGCTGTATCTCTAATATTGAGGCTATAACGTGTAGCTCATTTGCATCACTAGCCTGTACCTTTAGTATCTCACTTTCTTCCATAACAAGGGGTTGAGTTAATAGCTCTGTTGTAGCATTTGAAGCTATAGCTTTTGTCTTAAACAAACTAAATATGTTTGCTGATGAGTCTACCAAAGTCACAGTTATATTAGCCCCGGACCCTGCATCCTCAGACACTAAGATAGATTTAATAACAGCCGTTTTAAAAGAAGGGACCGTGTACAACGTTGTTAAATCCGTTGTTGTTAAGTCTGCTTTTTTATTTATAAAACTATTAGCCATTAATTTAAAAAGAAGTTAAATGCTTCTACTTCATCCTTAAGTTCTTGTTGATACGTTGTATTTAGTTTTTGTATTACAGCATCGAGATCTCTAACTTGTGAGTCAGCTATGTTCTGCTGATACTCTTTACTAGGTCTTGTTAATACTTGTACTATCTTTGCCATTACTCTCCTCCACCTGGATCGTATGGATCACTGTATGAAGTATCATCTCCTGGTGTTGACTCACCGCCAGAGTATGTATCAGACTCTCCTGTGTAGTCTAAAGTCTTGCCGGTAGCATCTGTTGTTGGCATTGCGAACTGTCCGATACCTTGATTGTAATTAAAAGCAAATTCTCTTGGAGTCATTGTTCTATTTGTAACCGAATCTCTATACCCTCTCATTTTAGCGCCTGTTGTTAAATAGGCCCTTAATTCTGCTTCAGCTTTTTCTTTTTGACTTTTTTGAAAGTCAGAAAGATCTTCTTCGTCTTCAAACTGGTCAATATAGTTTTGATACATTTCTCCTAAATCTCTTGAACCAAAAGCGCTTTCGAAATTCTTACCTGCAAGAACACCTGTTGTAATTTTATTATCTACAACATTAACACCACCAGGTTGATTCACATATTGATAATCCATACCTGGTTTACTTCTACCTAATGGCAAGAACTGTGAACCAATTGCACCTGCTAAAGCTAAAAGAGGATTAGTTACACCAAGAAGATTACCCGCTGTTAAACCTACGTTTGCTCCGGCTTGAAACATTAAGGGTCGAGCAACTGTATTTTTTAATATACCTGTAAATCTATTGTCTTGTGGCACACCAAGGTTTCTTGCAGCGTTTAGTTCACTTGCAAGAATAGGATTTGCAGAAAGTGTATTTTGAGCTTGGTCGGTTCCTAGTATTCCTGAATTATCTTGATTAAAAAAATCATTATTAAAATAATTAAAAGCATCTGCGGGGGGTTCACCACCAGTAGCAGTTATTTGATTATCAATACCTGTAGCTAATTTTTGTGCAGCAAGTTCAGCTGAATTGTTTAAGAAATCTGTTCCTGTTCCACCAAAGAGTTTTAAAAAAGTTTCTTGTTCCATTACCTTCTACCGTCCGGTTGTATATCTAATCTAAACGTTCCAAGTTTCCATTCTTGACTTGTACTTGTGTTTTCTACTTTTAATGCGACCGCTCTCGCTCTTGCTCTAGTATCTACTTTAGTCGTTGATGAGCTTACTGTAAAGGGTCCAAGAGATGAACTTGCAGCTGCATCATTTGAGTAATTACGTAAGTTTAATGTTACTTGTGTGCTACCTGTTTGTGATAAAAAGTCAGGTATAAATCTTCTAATCTTCATAATAAATTCACCATCACCTCTAAGGTCTGGCATTGCTGATGTAGCTCCTCTTTGTATTCTTTGTGTAATATCAAAATCACCAGATAAAATATTTGATGTAATAGCTGTAGTCGTACCACCTTTAACTTGATCGGTCCCCGTTTCGTGTTCATAGTATGTTGAAACACCATCTGTATTACCTTGTACATAAGTTGCTGAAGTTGAACCTTCAACACCGTCCGCATCATATTCTAACGCGTGTGGTTTACCAAATACAGCGGAGTCTTGCCACGCTGTTCTAGCTAAAGTTCCAACTGTCCACACAGGTCGTGCAACTTCAGAATCAAAATAATTATAACAGACCATTCTATTTACGACTGATGAATTAGTTGTTGGATAGAACCACATAATTTCACCAAACAAGTTATTTAATCCAGCTGTAATCATTTGATTACCAGAGTTTAAATTTATATCATCATAAACATAGTCTTCTACTAAACAAGGTAATGATTCTAAATTACCAGCGTATTTAAAAAATCCATTTTCAGATAACCAGTAAGCAGCTCCGTCTACTTCAACCACTGCATTCTTACCAGCTAATCCACAGTTAGTTCCAGCTTGTTCAAAGGCAAAAGTAAAAGGTTGACCAACGAAACGCATTAAGAATAATGCTGTGTCTGTGTAAACATAGATTGCATTTCGTCCTCTGATAGCTCCCATAATTTGAGATCCATCAGCTAGTCTCTGTGTACCAGCATCATTGGTTGCTGTAGGGGTATAAGTGTTAATATCCTCAACAGAAGAAAATCTTACAAACATATTATCTTGCGTAGACTTTGTACCAATCGTAGTTTCTGTACCAAAAAATACTAAGTGTCTATCCGGTGTCGATACTAGCATATGTCTTGATGCTGTAGGAGCACCTGAAATAATAGTTGCTCTTGTAGATGTTGCGTCTGTTGCTGCAGAGTTCCATTCAAATACTTCACCATCACATATTAAACAAATAGCTTTGTCACCAAAATTATCTAGCGACCAGAATCCAGGTTCTACAATTAAGTCACCTGAAGCTGCTTCACCCCACGCTATAAAATTAGATGAACTTGTTACTGTTGCACCGCCTGAATGTGAGGCTGCTGTTGTGTTTCTAACTGCTCTTGTTACACCCGATAAACTGTTACCCGATATACCTGTGTATGAAATTTCTTCCGATCCTATTTGTATAAAGTTTGTGCCTGAAGATGGAAACTGTGATGCGTCTGTTAATGTAATACTTGTTGTAGAATCATTAATACCAGAAGCAAGTGTTGTTGATGTTGCTCCAACTTCTTCTCCACCCCAAGATCCAAGAGACCAACCAAAACCTTGTGCCTGTACATCAGGACCTATGTGATAATAAAGTCTAACTCTGATACCGCCTGATTGTGTTGCTCCAGATCCTGACTCAGCAGATGGCATTGTTATAGTAATGGTATTAGAAGAAGGGACCGTTGTGGCCATAAATCTTATGTCGTCAAAATCAGAAGCACTAAAGTTAGAATCAGTAATCGATGTAAAATTATCTAGTAAAACTATATCACCTGCTTGAATACCGTGATCACCAGAAAAATTTATAGTAACGGTTGCTGATCCGTTAGTTGTGCTAAATGCATTTGTAAGTGTTGTCGTAGTTTTGATCGGATGAATATCATAGAATACACCACCTGAGTAAGCGTATAAAACTCTGTTAGTTCCTATAATAGAATATTTTTGACCAGCACTATTTGTAAACTGATGTAAACCTCTAGCAGCTCCAGTTACATTATCTGCACCTAGCTGCTTCCAACCCCCTATCTTTTCAGGAGTCTTATATCTAAAACGAACATTATCGCAGTCTATCCACTGTGCTTCACCACCAGTAGCAGTTACTTGCTTATTAATACCCGGTAAAAAGTTAACCTTCTGTAACATAGATCTCCAGATTATATTAGATTGCGTCGATATTCAACGTTATTTGACTATTCCTAGCATAGGTCTTTTATCATACAAATTGGTCT